CATTAAGCTCTGCTATGTAACGCTTAGTCTCATCTTCTCTGTTAAACTTCTGTAAGTCTAAGTTAGCAGCTTGTTCTGCTTGTATAGCTTGTTGTTCCATTTGAGCTTGAGCTTGCTTACTTTGTTCCTCAGATTGTTTAGCCTGACTTTCTTTCATGGCAGACTCATCTTTTTCAATCATTCTCTGAACTTCTCTTAAACTTGGAGAGTTATATATCTTCATAGCTGTAGAGAAAGAAAGCATTTGATTTTGTAGACCCATTTGAACCATACCGTCAAGCTTTTGTTGCATCTGATTGATAGCATCTTCATTAGTAACTTGTATACCATACTCTTCTTCAGCAAACTGATCACCGTCAATTTCCATTAGCTGACGAGTCATATCATCTGCTACATAGTTAAACTTCATTGTGTTTCCTTTTAAAGCTATCTTAGCAGTTTCTATAAGTATTTGGAAACATCTTTTCTTACAATAATCATGCAATGTAAACAATTCTTCAGTAATGTGGTTAGATTGGCTAACAGCTCTTTCTATACCTCCTACAGTTTCTCTGTTTTCAGTCTGACCTAATCTTTGTCTTGATACACCAGTAACCTCATCCATCTGAGCTTTTGCAAAGTCCATCATTTGTATATGGGTTTGGATAAAATCACCAACTCTTTGCTCAAGTATTTTACCGGTTGTATTACCTACTGATCCAGCTAGTTTACCTTTAGCCATTCCTTTTTGACCTTCTTTAAAGCTATCTACAACAGATATACCAGACTTACGTGCAAAGTATAACCATTTTGTAATTGACCAGTCTTTAGGTATCTTAGCTATATCTAGCTCTACAATAGATCCTAAATATTTGCTTAATGCCTCATTTACTCTATACCATGATATATCGTAAAGATACTGGAAAGGTTTTGCTCTATCTACTAATGATACAGCTCTACCGTCATTTGTATTGTATACCTGCCCAACTATACCACAAGAGTTAAAGCTTGGCTGGTTAAATTTATTGTATTGTATTTCTCTAGGTTTGATCTGTACATATATGTCTTGACCTATCTTAGCGCCTTTCCACCATTGAGTAACCCAAAACTTTTCGTAAGTTTCTCCCATTTCCTCATCTAATATGTATTCTTCTGACCTGTACTTAACTTGTTCTTTACCCATGTCATCAAAGTATGTAACTTTGTATATACATTTTTTAGATCTCCATAACATTCTTAATACTCTAATATTGCCATCAGCGTCAGTATATTGACCTTTTCCTTTTGTACCATTCCAGTATACTCCACTGCCTTCTAAGAATGCATTTATCTGACCTTCTCCAAGAATTTTCATTCCTTGTATATCATCTACTTGCATGCTTGATCCGTCAGAATCAACATTGCTTGAAGTACTTGAGGTTCCTTCTAGTTCATCAACTTCTTTGCCAGTAAGATCTTCATAATAATGATCAAGTATTTTTCCTGGACTCCAATAATCATCTATAACAATTACATCAGCATCTTCTATTTTATTAGAACTACCTGATCTTAAAGTAAATACTTTATGCGGATTAAGCTTTTCAAATGTAACTTCTGAGTTCACTATATCAAACATATAGATTTCTTCAGCATTTAATAAAGCATCTTTAAATCCTGCTTGAAATTTAACTTTCATATCAAGAGAACCTATATAGTGTCTTAATAATAGGTTAGCTCTCTTTTCTCTTATGTCCTGGTAATCCATGTTAACATAATTAGCAAAGTTAGCTAATTCTTTTTCAGCTTCCTCTTCAGACAATTGCTCATTGTCTATAAGCTCCATTATCTTAGCATCTAACATTTTTTTCTTGTCCTGCTTTATTTTAGATAATGTGTCTGGGTTGGTAATAGAAACAGACCAGTCAAACTTACGTCTCTTTTCTTCCCCTACCAAAACATTTACTCTAGGAGTAATTATTGGGTAATGCTGTATAGCATTAGGAATTAAATGTTGTTCTAGTTCACCTGGATTAAGGATCATCTTAAGATCTCTCATATCTAGCTTACCATCATATAGGTCTTGATTTATAACCTTATCTCTTAATTTTTTTCTAACAGATTCGCTACCTAAGAAGCTATTCTTGTCAGCCCAATCTAAATGATCTTTCCTCCAAGCCTTACCTTTCTTTTTAAATGATAATTTCTGTCTAGGAAATGTTTTATTTGATGACATATTATTATTTTTTGTAAAATTAATTATTTATTATTATATATTTGTTTTTTTATTATAGCTATTATATGTTCCAAGCATTGTTATTTGAAGCTCCTCCAATTGCTTTTAACCAGTTTCTGTCTATGAATTCATCACCCATTATATCATTAGCTGGCTTATTTTGCTCTGCATCATATTTATCTATGTATTTAGCTCTATCTTCTCTAAGTATCATTACCATGTCCATAGCAGAAACCCTATCCGTGTTAATGTCAGGATTCCAAGCTATACATTCTTTTATATAACCAATACTTCTTATTCTTCTAAGATTCTGCGTCTGAGTATAAATCTCTTCTCCAGTATCTTCGTCATAGACCTCTAATTCATAATTAGACATCATCCATTGACGTTGTAATGTTTTACCAAGCTTAATAACTTCTTTGGTTGTTCTAGTTCCTTTAGATCTGTTACCATATAGAGCAGTCTTAACTATCTCCATATCTCTTAGTATCTCAGGGCTATCAGCTAACAAGTATAATGCATTATGATTAGAAAAGTAAGAAAATAAACCTTTAAGGTTATTCTCGTAGTTTGCTTCTGCATTGTAATAAGATGTTAGCCTAAGGCATGTCTCATAAAAGTCATCAGCCATCACGGGCCTACCTGTATACTCAGCTACTATCTTATCTGTCCATAAATCAAACACAAATATACTAGCAAGAGATCCTCCTACAGTATAATCATTATCAATAGGGTCAATACCAGCTATATACCTTCCAGCAAAGACATTACCATCTCTATCTTTTTGTGGCATCTCAAATAACTCAATAGCTCCATCAGAATTGTTACCTCCTTTTACTGTGTAAGGGAATGTTCTGATTGGAGTAAGGGATAAGTCAGTATTCCATTTAAGCATACCTTTATCTCCGTAAGTTAAGTGACCCACGTAGTGACTATCAGTAAATTCATTTATCTGAGGCATTATATCCTCTAGATAATCTCTTAGGTCTGCTACTGGGAATGCTGTACCTTCTGTACGCATGATAGCTTCTTGAGGAGTTATTGGTTCCTCTGCTTTCTTTTGTACTATTGCGTTAACATCACTTGATCCGTATTTAACTTTAGATCTTTCTTTGTTGATCTGGATCATAGCTCCTATTACGTCACTATTACCATTCTCGTCAAACTTACCTTTGTAATTAAGATATGTGCCAAAGAAAAAGGCACATTGCCCTTTACCATTAGTATTCTTGTCAAATACATTGGGAATAGAATATATGTTGTGACCAGCAGAGTTATAAAATATTTCTTCTAGTCCTTCAAATGCTGCACCTTTAACACCACCTGTACCACCTGCCATCATAAATCCAAATGCAAATCCAGATTCCTCTACTGATGGCCTAGCAATTCCCCAGGCTGTTAAGAAGTCATCAAACTTTCCTGCTTCCTCCCACAATACTAAAGCTCCCCTTTTACCACGGGCTTTTTGCGGATCATTCTTTAATGTAACTCCAAGAACCTCATTAAGTATACCTACTTCAGTTCCTTTGGTGTTATCTTTCCGTCCCATTCTCCAATGCATGTCATTAAGAGAATCTTTTAGAGTTCTAACTCTAGGGAAAGGTGTATGGGTAGCACAAAAGTCTATTACAGAAATAAACTTATTTAATATACCATCCTTTGTTAAATATTCTTTTTCATTCGCTATTGCAAATGATTTTACTTTTTGTCTTGCTTTTGTAGTGTCTCCAAGAATAAAATTCTTTCCTAACATTACTGATGCTTTAACAGAGTATCCACAACCCCTTCTTTTAAGGTTAGCTCCGTGCATACCTTTAGCTCTAGCTATCTCACAATAATGAAAGAACCAATAATCTGCATCATAGACATAAGCAAATGCTTCTACCCTGTCAGCTCTCTTGGTTCCTTTTATTATTTCTGTTCTAAGTAATGGAGCGTAGTTTAACATAAAATAATATGTTCCTGGTATCCATTCACCATCATAATCTCTTGTATGCCCTTCTCTACACCTTCTAGCTTCTTCAGCCCAGAACTTAAAGTAGTCTGAGTTTGGATTAGCATTAGGAAAAAGCTTAGTATATTTACCATGCTTTTCAAAGTGTAATGCTGGAGCTCTAAAGTAATCCATATCTTCTAACAAATGTGGATTAGACAAGTCTACTGATATTCTACCGCTAGGATCTTCTCTCCTTGCGACCATATCATCTTCATCTACGTCTGGACCAAATGGGTTATCCCATCTTTTTAAGTCCTTAGCGTACTTCCTATTAGGTGACGCTAGATTCTGAACAAACCTTATAGAGTCTATGTATTCCAATAAGTCATTCTTTTCCTCTGCAGGTAAAGCTTCTAGTAACTCATCAGTTAGCTCTGTTTGGTATTTGTTAAATTTTCTATAGTTAGTTCCTTCCATTACATTCCGTTGTCATCAAACATTCCTATACTTTTGTTACCTGACTGAGCCTTAAGAGCTTTTTCTTTAATTATCTCTTGCTCTATATCATTAAGAGCTTTAACTAGCTTAGGTACTTCTGCTACAGCCTTTGTAATTGCGTTAATAGCAAATACTGGCTTATTAGTTCTTGCATCTCTTTCGTTAGGATCAATTACTGCTAAAAAATTAGATATCTTTTCTACAACTCCTCTTGTGCTTTCTAATAGTATTGTGCTTGTTGTTTGCGACAACTCTTTGTATCTATCTATGCATTTTTTTATGTATGGAGCTTCAATCCAGCCAACCATATCAAGATCACTAAGTATTTGTTCTGATCTTTCTTTTTCATCAAGTATATACATGTAAGTACTTCTGCTGTCAGTCATATAAAATATATATCCTAACTCTTTAGTTGCCATGTCTTTAGTTTTGCTTTTGTCACATTTCCATAACTCAGCAAACTCCTTTATTAGTAGGGCCTGCGGACTAAATTCAACTTGATATGTAGTACTGTTTAACTGAAATAAGTTCATTTGTTCTCTATTTTAATTCTTCCTCTATCTGCAAATATACAAAAAAAACCCCACCTTGTCAAGTGAGGCTCTAATAGTATATGTGTTACGACTACTATTTTTTCTTTTTTCTAGTAGTTTTACTTTTTGGTTTAGAAGTTTTTGTAATCTTTTGTATAAAGCTTTTTTCTTTTTGCTCAGGAACCTGATCCAAAGCGTTATTCATTAGTATTGTCTTTGCTATTGCAGCTCTAACTTGTAAAGTTTGCTCTGGAATGTTTGACAATTCTTTTAAAATTTCTAATCCTAAATCTTTTAATTTGCTCATAATATTTTATATTTGTTAATAGACAGCAAAGATACAAAAAAATACCTTTACTGCCTAATTATTTATTAATATATTGCACATTCTGTCAATATAACCATTCCTGCAGCACTTACTGCACTCTCTAATGCTACTCTAGTAACTTTAGTTGGATCAATTATACCTTCATTGTATACATTTACATATTCTCCAGTCTTAGCATTGTAACCAATGCCATCTTCTGACCTGTTAATCTCAGCAACTATTACGTCTCCGTTTGTGCCAGAGTTTTCTGATATAACCTTTACTGGTCTTTCACAAGCTTGAATAATTATGTTAGCTCCTATGGATCCTGGAGTTACAGAGCTTCTTGCATTTAGTAGCGCTAAACCACCTCCAGAAACAACCCCTTCTTGAATGGCTGCCTGTACGGCACACAAAGCATCGTCTGCTCTATCTCTTTTTTCTTTAGCCTCTACGGGTGTATTTGCACCTATATATAGAACACCTACTCCTCCTGATAGCTTAGCAATCCTAGAGTTTAGCTGTTTCTTTTCGTGCGCAGAGTCAGCTTCTTCTACTTGTTTCTCGAGTGTAGCAGCCCTACTCTCAATAATTTTCGCTTCTCCGTAGCCATCTACAATGACTGTATTGCCTCTATCCACGCTTATTGCTTCTGATCCGCCAAACATTGACTCTTCTATGTTTTCCGCTGTAAGCATATCTAAATCATAGTCACTACCTGCTCCAAACACCATACTTTTAGTAACTATAGCCATGTCAGTAAGTAGTTCGTACCTACTTTCACTAAATCCAGGAGCCTTAATAGCTACTGATTGCTGTGTTCTGTGTATTGTATTAACTAATAATTGATTTAGCGCCTGTCCATCTATATCTTCTGCAATAACAACTAGTGGTCTACCTACTTTTCTTGCTAACTCTAGTACAAGCATTATAGGTCCATGATCATTTAGCTTACCGTTGTTAATTAAATACATAGGTTTAACTAATTCACATTGTGATCCATCTGGATTGGTAGAGAAAAGGGGAGAGATAAATCCTCTGTCAAACTGCATACCTGAAACTGTTTCTACATAAGTCTCATGATTAGCAGAAGGTTCTATGCTTACCACTCCAGACTTTCCTACAGTACTAAACAATTCAGCTAATAAATTACCTAACTCCTCGTCATTGTTAGCAGATATAGAAGCTACGTTAGCTAATTCCTTGCTACCAAGCTCAATAGGTCTTGATTGTGACTTTAATGACTCTACTACTTCAGTAAGAGCTTTGTCCATGTCTCTTTTTATATCTATTGGATTAGATCCTGCAGCAATGTTCTGTACAGCTAGTCTTATAATCTCCTGAGCTAATACTGTAGCAGTTGTCGTACCATCACCAGACAATGACCCAGCTCTTTCAGCAACTTCTTTTACCATGTTAGCACCAATGTCATTTATATCATCTTCTAGCTCATCTATAGCTTTTGCTACAGTCACACCATCTTTAGTAACTTGAATATCTACACCAGGTTTACGTATAACTACGTTACGACCCTTAGGACCCATTGTTACTGCAACAGCGTTAGCTAATATATCTACTCCTTCTTTTAATTTGTGGAGTGTGTTCATTTCTACTCTCATGCTTTCTTAGATATGTATTTAAGGTTTCTTTCTGATATATGAATGTATTCTGTACCATCTATAACTATAATAGGTACTTTTATCTCACTATCTTTCTTCACTTTCTGTGACATGTTCTCAGAAAGCTTAACTCTCATTGATTCAAAGTCTATAACAACCTCTGCTCCTGCTAATGCTTGTTGCACCTGTGGGCCTGCAGCCATAACTAACTGATTCTCAGCAAAGTCAATTTGAGCATTACCATCTATAAGAGAGCTTGCCATTAGTAGTCCAGATTCAGTTCTAACTCTGTTTCTACGTGCAGTAAGAAAGAGTGTGTTAAACATAGGTTCTATGTTAGGATCTATCTCTACATCTTTTAAAGACTCTTTGTATAGCATTTCTTTTACTTCAGCTTCAGCTTCAGCCATCTCACGAGTGTCTTTTGCTTTATTAGAGCCTAAGCTCATTGTTTTGTCTCTCTCTGTAAAGTAAGTCTTAATGTCTCCGTCAAGTGCAGCTTTATTCTTAGCGTTCTCAACGTCTTTACTTACTTGTGCCTTTTTTATTTTTTTCATTTAATTTATTTATTCTCTTGTATAAAAAATAACTAGCGTGAAGCTTACCTATACAAGGGATGTTAAAATTTGTTTTCAATGCCTCAAACTCTCTTTGGTTTAGGTCTTTAGCTAAATCTAGGTTCTTTGTCTTATCACGGATAAATGCAAAAGGACTGAGTATTATAGCTTCTATCTCAGCTTCGCTTAAGTTATACTCCTTAGCTAATTCTGCAATCTTTATCTTATCCTTATTACTTTTTATCATTTATCTCAAAATCAAATATTAACTTAAATCCTGTTGAATCAGGTCTTATGTTAGGAATTAATGCTGGTATGATCTTATTGTCTTTAGATAAAACTCCTTTCTTTCTTAAGGTTGTAAGTAGATTGTTAAACACTCCACTTTTCATTCCTCCTAGATCTTCTCTTACTTTTAGTCTTACTTCTGAGGAAAATAACAACTTATCTACTAATTCTATGTTGTTAACCTCTTTAGAAAGTTCCCATCTGTAATAAAGAAGAATACTAAGTGCTTCAACTTCTTTATTCGCTAACTTGTGGTACGGCTTTAAAAATTCTAGCCAATACATAAATACAGTCCTGCTATCAGTCTGTATTGATTTTACACTAGCGTGACTCATGGTGTTAGTCTTGCTTATCTAAAAATTTATGGCCATACTTATCTTTATAAATATCTTCCCATTCTTCTATATGAGCAGTACCTAAATCTGTATTGCTACATGTTACACAGTAATCTAAAGGCTCTTGACCATTATCAAACTCTACAGTCTTAATGTGTAGGCTTCCGCAAGTCTTGCAGTAAGTTACTGGTACGTTATTGTAATCTTCTTTTTTAGTAATCATTTTTTTTCTGTATTTTAAATAAATTTTTAAATCTGCCAACACTTCTGTGTCATGCATTGGAAAAGGTGCGAACAAGTTGTCTTGCTCTTTTCTTTTTATTTCATTTTCTAATTGTTTTACTGTTTTCATTATGCGTCTAATTTTAAAGTCTTGATCATTCCCAATCCTTTATTACTAATCTCTTGAGTTGCTTTAAGCATGTACCAGTCTCCTATCTCGCCTTCTACGTCCTCATTAATTACTGAGAAGTATTCTTTTGAGTTACTGACTATTGTGTCATGCATAAGAAAGTAAGGTTCTTCTAGCTCACACTTGTAAGTGCCAAACTCAATAGGCCCTACTCTTGATAGGTTCAATACTTTGATTTCTTTTTTCATATTACCATTTGTCTATTGGGCACGTTGAGTGCGCTGTTCTTGTTTTGGCTGCTAGTATGCAACCACATTCTCCACATCTACCAGAGTCTCTTCTTAAATGCTCACATAGTTCACATATAGACATTCTCTTCGCAGCCATAGCTTCCACTTCTGGATCAGCTATATTAAGTTTTTCTTTTGCTAAATTCTTGAAGCCATCTACTATGGCTTTGGGTTTTATTTCAAATTTCATATCTTACCAGGTTATTATCCAATCTTTTGCTTCTATATCTTCTTGAGTAAGGAAGGTTATTTTAGATTCGTCAGCTCTCATTGCAACAGCTCCTTTCTTTACGGCTTTACGCACCATCTTAAATGAGCATCCTGTTAATTTAGTTCCTTCTGTGTAGATATAGTTTGCTTTACATTTTTCTTCTCCGCAACAGCTTCCAGTACAAGTCTGATTACTTTCGTAAAGCTTTGTTACTGTATCAAGGTCACTGGAAAGATCTCCGGTAAACTCTACGTCTTTAACCATATCTAAAAATTCGTTAAAGTCATCTACCGGGATCTGATCCTCTCTAGTAAAGCTTCCTGCGCTAGTAAGGTTTACACCTTCTGACTCTCCATGAACAAATTCTACATTAAGTGCAGACATCTGCCCGTTCTCTAATTCATAAGCTACTGCAGCTTCAATTGCTTCTTCTATTTCTTTGTCAGTAGCGTTAATGTTTATTCTAATTGTTTTGTGGTTATACTCGTCACTCATAATACTTTGTTTGTGTTTAATTAATAATTCTATGCAAAGATAAAAAGAATATTTGGATTGGGAACTATAAAAAGGGAAAAACTTTTAAACATTATCAACATAAATAGAAAAAGCCCCACTCCAGGACGGAATGAGGCTTAAATCTTTCGTGAAGAATCCGAGCACACGGATGTCTTAATAATAATAAATAAACAATATATATAAACAACTTAATTTCAATAACTAAAAAATATACTTTTCCCTAAGAAAGTCTTACCAATCTCAGGAGAAAAGAATTACTTCTGATCCGATTTAAACCTCTAACTTTTATACAGCCCGTACATTTAACCTATCTGGGAGGATTCACCCGCCTTTATTCCCAGTGCTGTAGTATTATTATGAGGTCAGTTTTGAATCTGCCGGGGACAACTCTAATCTCTATTTGAGATCTACAACCCAACGTCTAAGATCCTCCCATCTGGTTCGGATCTGTAATGCAACGGATATTGCATGATTCTGTGCAAAGATATAACATATTATAATGTAAACCTAATTTTGCTATAACTAATTTTATATTATAGACTCTCTATTAGTTCAGTGAACTGCTTCTCACTGGTTATGTAGCCATCAAAGATAGTCTTGTTCCCTTCTTCTATAATGAATAGTCCACGCATGAACATCCACACTGTAACCTTTCTACCAAACCCAAGTCCTTTGATGTATAGTTCCTGGTCTTCATTCCAGGTAAACCCATTGTTACTTAATATATCTTTCCAACTCATAGCTTATTGTATATAAGATTACATAATATAATTGCCCACAATATAAAGATTACTTTCTTCCAGTGAGGGTTTTCTTTTCCATTAATACTTTTTATAACAAGAATTCCTCCTATTAGGACAGCTAACCATAAAGTTAGTATTTTTATAATAGCTAAAAGGAAGTTTCTGATCTTATTCATACGCAAAGGTACAAAATATATTTGGATCCTATACTATAGGTAGGGATTTTTTTTTTAAAATTTTTTTTTATAATTTTTTTTTAAAAAGGTGAGAGATAGTTTTACGCGGGATAAATATAACTTTACCCCCTACTCTTTTTATAAATTGGGTAGTAGGGTATTGACTTTGTGTCAGTAGACTATTATCTATTTATCTACGCGAACAATTTGTTGTCTATGCGTAGCAAGTTATGCAGACTTGAACACGACAATGCCTCTTTGACTAACAGAGTGAACCTTAAGTTAGTTATATTTCTCCCAAATTCAACCGTTTGGGAGAAATTAATAATAAACAAGTTAAGGTAGTGCTTGGACAAAACTACCACTATATTATTAAACAATTAAAAAATTAAATTATGTTTTTAGCAAAATTTCAACAAGTAACAAGTGACAAATTCGAAGCAGACAAAAATGGTAACAATCCTTTCATAGGAGAAGTTCTTGCAGGTACTGCTACAGGTTCTTTAATCAACGGTACTATCTTCACAAGAGATGGTTTAGAGTCTAACACTCTTTATGCGTGTGATAACTTCGTAGATTCAGAGTATCCTGATAACATTCAGACTCGTATCTTAGGTAAGGTATCATTCTCAGAGTATAACTCTTTATCTAAGGAGTTAGGACAAGGTAGATTAAACTTACCAACAGTATCTAACGGTAGCAACGCTCCAAAAGAAACTGCAACACCAAAAGTAGCTAAAGTTTAATCTTTAGTTATTTAATGCCCTATCAGCAATGGTAGGGCTTTTTATTTTAACCACATAACTAAGTGGAGGATTGAGCAAGCCACTTGATAAATAGACAGCTCCAGAGAATGCAGAGTGTGTGCACAACACTTTGTATTTATCTGTTTTTTTTTTAACCAATTAAACTCAAATTATTATGAATTCTTATTTTATCAACGGTATTAACTATGTAGCGAGAACGTTACAAGATGCGTTAACAATGTCATTAATTGACAGAAAAAACTAATTGAAAGCTTGCATTCTTAACAGAGTGTGAGCTTCTTTTTATTTTGTGGCACAACATTAAATACAATACAACCTAAACAGTTGAACCACATTAAATACAGAATACAATGCGAGATATAACTTGCATTATAGAGGATAAGAAGAGATATACGTGAAGCTTTTTGCGTAGTTGAGTGGGGGATAACCCATTCTACCCCTTTTTATCCTCATTTCTTCACTTTCAAAAGTGAACCTAATATATATATAATAGCTAAAAAAGATATTAACCAACCTAAACTCATAAACATGATAATAGTACCAATAATATACCACAATGATGGTTACGATGATAATACGATAGACTACACTGCAATGGAGCGTGAGTTTAGAAAAGAAATGAATTTACTTCTTGACGCAGAAATAAAGAGTCAAGAACCATAAATATTAACCGTCTTAACAGAAATGATAAGACTCCAGTTAATTGGATTAAATTAACACACTATATTATAACAATAATAAACTCACTTGTAGAACAAGAGTAGATACCATAACAATTGGTTGAGTGAGCAAAATATCAGGGAAATAAGGTTATGCATTAAAACCTGAATGATTGTTATTAATACACTGGCTATGACGCTTGGAGCCAGTATAAAATTGATGTGTCAAAATATTAACCAGTAGTAATGAGTCAACAATACCAATAAGACTACGAGTTAACATTGTTATCAGCCCTTTGTGGTTCTATGTAAATGATATCAGTATGCATGATAGTGTAGCATACATTTTTTTTATTTACTAACTTAAAATCAAATACGAATGGACAGTTACACTATAAAAGAAGACAATGATCCAGTATTTCTACGAGAATTATTTGTAGATGGAATCATAACAGGACAAGAATACCATTTCAGGCTTAAAGCAAGTGAATTAGGTATAGACACTTACAAAATAATTTAAAACCAACAAGACATGAAAAAAGTAAAAAGAGTATACAGTAGATTAAATAGAATAATGGAAGAATTAGGTAGAGCTGCAGGTTCTGCTATAAGAAACTAACAAGTTATGTACGATAAAGAAAAAGACAATATCCCAGAAGTAATTATTACACCTGTTGGATTTTCAAGAGTAAATGACGATGTAGAAATAGACAGAGAATTCATGATAACTATGTTTATGAAAGATCTA